ATTTTTCTATGCCTTCAACGACAAAGCATCTTTTGCAAGAGAGATGAATATTGCACAATTTCCAATCGCAATTAACGATCTAGAGACAATGCTCAAGGAAGAGCTTAAGCTCGAGGCGAACATGCCGATTATAAAGTTCGTCAATTTTATCAACAAGGCTTTCGTCGGTGATCAAGGCGCAACAGCGTATGGAATGACAGGAATCTTTGGTGAAAGAGACAAAGAGAACAAGACGAAAAGAAAAATTGCAAAGCAGTTCGAAGAGGACGGCACGGCAATGTTTGGAGAGAAGCAGAAAATTCTAAAGTCTGCTTATGGCGAAGGCGAAGAGCTTAGCTTTAAAATTCCTACGCTCCAGATAAAAGTCGAGACTGTCCCTGCAGCTAAGAAGACTGTCAGCTCAGACGGCGTTAATGAGCCTGGTGCTGACAAGACAATCTTGAGACTACAAATATTTGACTCGCAGACAACATCCTTTGCATGCCTTTCAGCCCTACTCAACGCTGCGAAGAGAGACCAACTGGGAGTTATTACAAAGTCTGCCGGTAATGTCATCAACAAGAACACAACAAGTCCAGACCATCAAGAACAATTTAACTTTCATCTGATGAATGCTATCAACTTTAATCTCCTCGAGCCAATCCCAATTAATGAAAAAGTCACGAAAGAGACGATTTCAATGCTTGGTGGAGATGGCAAGCGACATTTTAGAATCAAGGGCGGATTTCCTGCTCTCAAGAATTTCATCATGAGATCAATGCCTTCGGCAAGATACGGTTCTCAAAACTCTGGCATCGTGAAGGCTACTGTGCAGAGCATGCAGAATCCTCTCTTGGCGACCATTAACATGCAGCGTCAAGGATTGCGTCCAGGAGACGAGCCCCAGTCAAAGAGAGACGCAGGTGTTCCAATGACGGTGCAACCCATAGAATGCAGCCTTGAGACGCTGGGTTGTCCTTTGTGGGAATTCGGTCAACAAATATTCTTGGATTTTGGCACAGGAACATCGATTGATAATATCTACCAGGTCACGGGAATTGACCACAATTTGAAATCAGGTGAGTTCAAGACAAATGTCAAAATGACACAGCTGACTGCCTGGGGCGTCTATGAATCAATGCTCGATAGCGTCATGAAGGCAACTGCTATCATTGCGGACAAAACAAAAAACCCTGACAATTCGAATTCGGGCAGCACGAACCAGGCAAAATAATTTTGTAAATTTCACGTCGGATCGACAATAATATGTCGATGACGATTCTAATTCATAACTCTCTGGTCGGAACCAAAAATCACCTCAGGAATGACCCTGAGGGTTTTGCAATCACACACGAAATCTTGAGTGATGATTGGATTGTTGGTGATGAAGAGTCGATTAGGTCTGTTGATATTGTTTCACAGATATTCGACGAGCAGCTTCCAAGAATTAGTGATGCTTCGCACTTGGCAGCTTTTAAGTCGCTAAATCTAGATGAACAAATTGCAATTCCGTGGCACTTGGTCCTCTCAAAGGATGAATTCAAAAGTAGAATTAATAGAATTCTGACAACTTCTGCCGAGATTTTAGAAAAGCTCAGATCATCAAAGTATGATTCGATTTTCCTCCAGAATAGAAGTTTTTTAAATTCGCTATCTCGTCCTTCAATTAATCTTGAAAAACTAGAGAATTACTTGCGGGATGCAAATGATAATCCCACAAGAACATCGACGCTCAAGACATTTCTACCTAATACAGATGGCTTTGCAGATAGTATCAACTATGATCAAACTGCAACAGTTACAGGAAGGCTTACGGTAAAATCAGGACCCCGCGTTCTTACGCAACCAGCTGAGACACGCGACATTTTTAAGTCCAGATACACGAATGGTGTTGTGTATTCAGTTGACTTTGTTTCTCTAGAACCGAGAGTTATCAGGAAAATAATGTTTGGCGATGAGACGCCCACTGACATTTATCAGCATGTTCAGAATCTAATCGGCAATAGCACTTTGGCGCGCAACGAAATAAAGCGACTAATCATCTCTTGCATTTATGGTGCATCTAAGCAGAAACTAAATTCGATGTCTAAGATTTCAAATCTTTCAAATGCAATGAATACTATTGATGATTATTTTGGCATTGAGGGACTAAATCAAAAACTTTCCCAGTGTCACGCTGAGCACGGACATATTGTCAATTACTTTGGACGTCCAATCTTTAATTCCAAAGAAGAGGGTCATTTGTGGCTTAGCCATTATGTGCAGTCAACAGCCGTTGATGTTGCACTTGATGGTTTTTTTAATATGTCAAAAGATCTGCAGCGATTGGACAAAGAAATTGTTCCTTTCGCCGTCATCCATGATGCGGTTCTTTTTGATGTGCCAAGCAAGTCGAATAATCTCTTTGTCGACTATACAAATGAACAAGTTGTGACAAGACTAGGTCAATTTCCAGTGTCTAGGACAGAAATTAGCAGGAGGGCAGATGTCTGAAGATTTAGAAGTAACGTGGTCGACTTACGAGAAGCTCTGCAGAAAGCTTGATGATCCTGGCGTCAATCGATTGCTCGATGAGCTCGGGGAGCGGCTAATCGTTTGTCCCTTTGCCATCAAGACGACACAGAAAGGCTGTGAGCCTGGTGGCCTTATTAACTACCATTTAGGTGTCACAGATGTCATGCGAAAGGTATCTGCGGCAGTTGGTGACGGCTGCTCAACCAAGTCCATTTTGAAGGTAGGCCTTCTTCATGAGATCGGAAAAGTTGGCGACGAAGTCAATAATCTTTTTCTCGACCAGGACTCATCTTGGCACAGAGAGAAGCTCGGGCAACTTTACAAGTACAATGAGCAAGTTCAGAAAATGCCAGTTGCGCAGAGGACGCTTTACTTGCTCCAGCGATGCGGAGTCAATCTCACACTAGACGAGTGGATTGCGATCCAGGTGAGCCAGGGCTTGCATTGCGAAGAAAATAAATTCTATATTGGGTCACTGCCGCCGCTAGCGGTTCTCTTAAATTCAGCAAGGAGTTTATTTCTGCCAAATAAGATCGAAGAAGCGTAATATTTAGTTATATGCCTAATCTCATTGATGAATTTTGTGACCACTTGGTCAAAGAGTCTAAAAAAGAACTTCTCGCTGATGACAGTCAGTGTGAAAATGAAACCAATGAGATGAGCACAGTTGGTGGCGCTATGGGAGGAGCTCCTGCAATTGCGGGCTATACGCTTCCTCTCGGTGCTAGCAATGACAATTATACAAAAACTAGACGCAAAACTAAGCGAAAATCTAAACGCAAAAATGCTTGAACAACAAGCAAAACCAAACTAAACTAACATTAGCCGCTCAAAGAAAACTAAGTTGAAAACTAAGGAGAAAACTTTATGCCTATTGATTTTGATGCAATTCGACGCAAACTGAATAAACTTTCTGGAAATACAACTTCTCGAAAAGATTCAATGTGGAAACCAGCTGATGATAGCGAGACAAATGTGCGTCTTCTATCATTTCCGAATAATGAGGGACAGCCCTTCAAGGAGCGTTGGTTCTACTACGGCATTGGTAATAGTCCAGGCCTTTTAGCTCCTCACCAGTTTGGCAAGCCTGATCCGGTTCAAGAGCTTATCAACAAGCTTCGTGAGGATGGAACAAAAGAGTCGCTAGAGCTTGCAAAGAAGCTGTATCCTAAGATGCGTTGTTATGCGCCAGTTATCGTTCGAGGCGAAGAGGACAAGGGCGTAAGGCTTTGGGCCTTTAGCAAGACTGTTTACCAGTCTCTTCTCAATATCATGCTTGATGAAGACTACGGTGACATTACAGATGCACTAGAGGGTCGTGATATTCGTGTTGCAATTTCTAAGGTGCCAGGAAAGTCGTATTCTGACACAAAGGTGACACCGCGCGCAAAGATATCAAAGATCTCGGAGGATTCGAAGAAACTCCAAGAGTGGACATCTAGCATTCCTGATCTAGATGAGCTTTATAGCTGCAAGTCATATGAGGAGCTCGAGAAGATTGTCAATGACTGGCTCAATGGTGACCAGACAGGCGATGAGACAGGAACACCTCGAGGATCTAGCCCTGCAGAAAGTGACACAGCAGACCAGGAGACGGATGATGCCCCAGCTCAGGCATCGCCTTCGCCCAAGAAGGCGGCTCCAGCATCTGGTAAGTACAAGAATCTAGACGATGCATTTGCTGATCTAGAAGACCTCTGATTATTAATTGACAACAGGGGAGCCACATGAGCTCCCTTTTTTTATGATTAGGAGTGCATTAAATGGCAAGAAAGTCTAGTGCTGTCGAAAAGACAGACAAGCAAGACAAGTCAAATGAACAAGACTTTTCAATTGATCTAATTCGTGCGATCAATAAAGAGCAGGGAACACGCGTAGCATATAATCTAGCATGCGATGAGTCTCCCACGCACATCAAGCGCTGGATCAGCACGGGCTGTAAGCAGCTTGACTATATTGTGTCGAACAGGCGTAATGGCGGCCTACCAGAAGGTCGTATCATTGAGATCTTTGGCCCACCGTCAATTGGTAAGTCTCATATTGCATTGCAGATTGCAAGATCAACACAGCAGATGGGTGGTATTGTTGTCTACATTGACACAGAGAATGCAACGTCTGTAGAAAATCTAGGTCTGCTGGGTGTCGATATTACAAAGCGATTTGTGTATGTTGATACGCATTGTACTGAAGAAGTGCTGTCAATTGCTGAGGCGACAATTGTCAAGGCAAAGGCAATGAACAAGGATGTGCCCATTACAATTATTTGGGACTCGGTTGCTGCAACAAGTCCCAAGGCGGAGCTGGATGGCGATTACGATGCAAATAGCATCGGCCTGCAGGCTCGAGCTATTTCAAAGGGCATGAGAAAAATCACAGGCATTATTGCCAATCAAAACGTTCTGTTTGTCTGCCTCAATCAGACACGAACAAAGATCGGCGTAATGTATGGCGACCCAATGACTACCAGCGGTGGCACAGCAATCCCATATCATGCTTCAGTTAGAATCAAGCTTGGTGCAGGCTCTCCCATCCTCAATAAGGCGAAGGAGACAATTGGAATTAATGTCAGCGCTAAGACAATCAAGAACAAAGTTTCAGCGCCATTTAGGACATGCAATTTTGAAATTCACTTTGGTAAGGGAATCATCGAAGACGAGCAAGTCTTTGATATTCTACGACAGCACGGCGCAGAGACGCTAGCGACTGGTGAGACTGTTGAAGTAGGCGGAGATGCTGCCTGGAAGCAGATTCTGGTTACAAACTCCAGGAACGGCGAAGTGATTCTTGACAAGAAGTTTCATAAAGCAGAGTTTGGAAGTGTTTGGCGAGATCCTGTATACTCAAGGTACATTGACGATCTCCTTGACAAGTGCATGGTAAAGCAGATAGCTGACGCATCCTCTACAGATTTTGATGAGAATTCATATGAGGAAGTTCGTGCAGTGGCGATGGAGATCCAGGACGATTTAGGCCCCGAGGACTACTAACATGCGCGACGTTATTATGTTGGTCGATGCCATGAATCTCTTCATAAGACATTTTGTGGTGAATCCGACAGCAAGCAATAACGGAGCACATGTTGGTGGTTTTGTAGGATTTCTTGGAGCAATTAGGACGCTTAGCGAACGGCTAAATCCTAAAAAAATTGTGGTTGTTTGGGAAAGTGGTGGATCACCGCGACGACGAAGAATTTTTCCTGACTATAAAAAAGGTAGAAGGCCGCAACGTCTCAATAGAAATAACGAAGACATTCCCAATACAGTTTCGAATCATGATCAGCAGATAATGCTGACTATTGAAGCACTGCGCCACGTACCTGTTTCGCAAATTTATATTGCTGACTGTGAAGCTGATGATGTAATTGGCTATCTTGCCAAATATAAGTTTAGAGATGAAAAGTGCGTGATTGTATCTTCAGACAAAGATCTCTACCAGCTTTTAAACTCTAATGTGTCACAATGGTCGCTGGGCCAAAAAATGCTGATAACTCCAGAAGTAGTTCTAGAAAAGTTTGGAGTCTCTAGTAATAACTTTTGCGTTGCTCGTTGTTTTGTGGGGGATAATTCTGACGGAATTCCAGGAGTCGAGCGAGCCGGCTTTAAGACTTTGTCTAAATATTTTACAAGTTTACGTGAACATGTCGACTTGTCGGTAGAAGATATTGTCGAGGAGGCATCTAAGCGGGTTACAAATAAGTCACCTGCGCTTTTTAATAATATTGTTAGCGAGATGTCAACCGCCAAAAGAAACTGGAGTCTGATGTATCTAGATACCAAGAATCTTTCGGGAGATCAAATACAAAAAATCAATGATACATTAGAGACTTCGACACCAAATAAAAACAAAATGGCATTAATCCGTCTCCTCCTACGTGAGGGCATTCAGACGTTTGATGTCGACACCTTCTTTATGT